ATCCGCAGACCAATGAAGACTCCTGAAGCGGGGACTGAGGTTTTTGCTATGGACACGTTGGGAGGAACAGCTCCAAACCCTCCCGGATTTAATGGTTTGTTGGTTGATTGGGCGTGGAAGCGAGTAAGAAATACATCAGATGATTGGTATTCGCAGTCTAGATTACTTGGAACAAGGGAGTTAAAACTTAATGTTGCCGATGCTGAAAGCTCAGCCGCAGATGCAAAATTTGATTACCAAGATGGATGGAATAACTCTAACGGAACATTAAGCACACAACTGTCGTGGATGTTCAAACGCGCCACAGGCTTCTTTGATGTGGTGGCTTATACGGGTAATGCCACAGTCAGAACCGTACCGCATAATCTTGGTGTTGTGCCTGAGTTAATGATAGTGAAGAAGCGCAATACGGTAAAAGCTTGGTACGTTTACTCTGCGGCTGATTCTACTAAGTATCTGTATTTAAACAATACAAACGCCTTTGTAACTGGCTCTGCTGAACAAATATTTGGGAATGACTCAACCACAGTGGCTCCCACCAGTAGTGTTTTTTCTCTTGGCTCACAAGCAGCAATTAACGGCAGCGGTGATACTTTTATAAACTACCTCTTCGCCTCGGTAGCAGGAGTAAGCAAAGTAGGAACGTATACAGGCACAGGTGCTGACTTAAACGTAGACTGTGGCTTCTCGGCAGGTGCTAGATTTATTCTCATCAAGCGTACAGACTCTACAGGTGATTGGTTTCTCTGGGATAGCTTGAGGGGCATTACAGCAGGTAACGATCCGTATCTCTTGCTCAACACCACAGCCGCAGAAGTCACCAACACCGACTATATTGACCCACTATCCAGTGGATTTACAGTGACATCAAATGCTTCTAGCACAGTTAATGTGTCTAGCGGCTCTTACATATTTTTAGCAATAGCATGACAATATAGGAATATCAACTATGTCAAACTACATCAAGCTCGAAACGGGCGAAGTTAAAACACAAGGCGAGTGGAGAGCAGAGAACAGAAATGTCTCACTTCCACGAGTATGGACCGCAGCTACGCTAGAGGGCCTTGGCCTTACAGCAGTTCTAGCAGCACCCAAGCCGGATTGCACAGACTTACAGCAAGTAGTAGGCGACGGAGTTACTACAGACGCTAACGGCAACACCGTCGAAGCGTGGAGTGTAGTAGACAAGTTTGCGGACACCACAGATGATGAGGGCGTAACCACTACCAAGGCTGAGCATGAGGCGGCTTATCAGGCTGATCTGGATGCTAAGGCTGCGGAGTCTGTACGCACACAGCGTGACAAGCTACTGGCTGATACGGATTGGCACGGACTGTCTGATGTAACTATGTCTGCCGAGATGACTGCCTACAGACAAGCTCTGCGGGATATAACAGACCACGCAAACTTCCCGAACCTGGAAGACTCTGACTGGCCGGTAGCACCTTAAGGAGCACACCATGCCGTTGACTCCCCTGGACATACCGGCGGGCATCTACCGCAATGGCACGGACCTTCAATCATCGAACAGGTGGCGTGATGCTAACCTGATTCGGTGGATTGACGGAACCATGCGACCTGTGGGTGGATGGCGTCTAAAGAGCGGCAACGCTGCGGATAACGCTATCCGTGGCATGTTGACGTGGAAGGATAACTCTAACAGCCGTTACATTGCCGGTGGGTCGTACAGCTCTCTCTACGCCTGGAATCAGGGCGGTGTGCGTTACGACATCACGCCTGCCGGGTTTACTGCGGGCAGGGAAAGCGCGTCTGCTTTTACTGGCTATGGCGCAGCTAGCTACGGCTACGAGACCTACGGCACAGAGCGCCTAGACAATCAAACCATTCTTCCTGCTACTACCTGGTCGCTAGATAACTGGGGCGAGTACCTCGTCGGCTGCACTAGGGATGACGGCAAGGTCTACGAGTGGCAGCTAAACTCTGGCACACCTGCTGCGGTAGTGGCTAACGCACCCACAAGCAACATCGCACTAATGGTCTCTGAGGAGCGGTTCCTGTTCTGCTTAGGCGCAGGTGGTAATCCTCGTCTGGTGCAATGGTCCGATAAGGAAAACAACACTACCTGGACGCCATCTGCTACCAACGAGGCGGGTGACCTAGAGCTACAGACTGCCGGTGAGATCATGTGCGGCATCCGGGTTCGTGGTCAGTCACTAATCCTGACCAACATCGATGCACACGTCGCAAGCTACCAGGGTCCTCCTTACGTCTATGGTATAGAGCGCGTTGGCACCTCGTGCGGAATCGTGTCTCAGAAGGCGGTCGCTACAACCGACCTCGGCGCTATGTGGATGGGTCGTAGAGCATTCTTCAACTACTCAGGTGGATCAGTATCAAAGGTTCAGTCTGATGTCTCTGACTATGTATTCTCAGACATCAACGTCTCACAGCAGTCTAAGGCGTTCGCTGTTACCAACTCACGCTACGGTGAGATCTGGTGGTTCTATCCGTCTGGTGCATCAAACGAGTGCGACCGCTATGTGGTCTACAACTTTGTAGAGAACACCTGGTCAATCGGGTCCCTAGCTAGAACCTCTGGCGTGGATCACGGCGCATTCCGTCACCCAATATGGGCAGACGCTGACGACAACAAGATCTATGAGCACGAGGTCGGACTGTCCTACGGCAGCCTGTCACCTTTCGCTGAGAGCGGCCCCATCATGATCGGCACAGGTGACCAGATAGCTTCTGTGGTTGAGATGATCCCAGACGAGCGCACAGCGGGTGACGTTACGGCTACCTTTAAGACTAGGTTCTATCCCAATGACGTAGAGCGAGAGTACGGTCCTTACTCTATGGCCGCTCCTACTAGCCTGCGATTCACTGGCAGGCAGCTACGCATCCGTGTAGAGGGCGAGAGGCTCTCAGATTGGCGCGTAGGGATTAATCGCTTAGATATAGTGGCGGGAGGTAGGCGTTGAGCGAGAACCTCCCACAGCCCTCTGGTGGCGCTTGGCAGACATGGGCTACACGCCTGTTGCAGCACCTGCGCCGGGTCAGAAACCTTTTAGGTCACAAAGGTGATGACGAGAGGGCCTCAGAGGATGGCTTGATCATGTGGGATCGAGTCAACCTTTACCCTATTGTGTCTAAGTCTGGAATTTGGCGCCAGGTAGTTCTATCGGACGGCAAGGCAAGCTTTGTAAAAACGTCTACTGTTACCGCTGCTGCTCCTAACACTGGCTACCCTATTACATTTGATACACCTGTTGGTAATGACGGAATATCACAAGGGACCCCTGCATCAAGGATCATATTTGAAGAAAGCGGCCACTACGTGCTTGCCTTCAGCGCACAGATAGCGTCAACATCTAGCAGCACGGTTAACTTCTGGTTCTGGCCGGTGCTTAACGGCGTCGTCTTAAGTGGATCGTATGCCATCAAGGCAGCTCTGCATCAAAACAACGCAACCACTGTCGTATCTCGAACGGCTGCGTTTGATGTAGCATCAACCGACTATTTGGAAGTCTATTGGGCGGTAGACAGTACGTCGGGTGTTTTGCAGGTTCAGCCCGCAACAGCATTCGCTCCTACAACGCCTGCGGTGACTCTTACAATAACGAGGCTACATGGTTGACGAATTTGTTAGGTGCTCTAAGTGGATTGAGGACGCACTAGCCTATGGCGGCGGTACTCACGACCTACAAGACGTATTTGATGGTATACTGTCAGGCAATATGCAGTTATGGCCTGCCGAGCGCGGGTGCATTGTTACAGAGCTAGCGGTATATCCAAAAAAGCGGGTATTGCACATATTCCTCGCAGGAGGAGAGCTAGACCAGATCACCGACATGCACGAAGACGTCATACGGTGGGCAAAAGCACAAGACTGCCAGGCGCTTACTCTAGCGGGCAGGATGGGATGGAAGAAGGCTCTAGCACCGTTTGGGTGGGAGCCGACACTACTAACACTGAGCAAGGAAATTTAATATGTCAGGTGGAAAAGGCGGCAGCCAAACTACACAGGTAGAGATACCCAAGTATATTGAGGACGCATCTAGGGCCAACATCGCCCAGGGCAAAGAAATCAGCCAGATCGGCTACACTCCCTACTACGGTCCTGACGTTGCAGCGTTTACTCCAATGCAAGCCGCTGCGATGCAGTCTGCTGCTAACTTCGGCTCTGCCTTTGGTTTGATGCCGCAGATGGATGCTATGGCCGGTATGCCTGAAGCGCAGACCTTCGAGGGTGGTGTTAGAGGCTACTCGTCGGCTCCTCTGTACGAGCAGGCAGTAGCAGAGCTCGCGGCACGTCGTCCGGGTCAGGCCGCTCTTATTGATAAGCAATTCGTAAACCCACAAGGATCTGGTACAGATGTTACTCGAATCCCAGGGTATGGCATGATCGACGAATTTCGCGGTTATGATTATGACGGCGGCTACTACCCTTAACAGCCGACGAATCAACTAGGAGTACCTTATGGCAGGCGCAGCTAACAGCTCAGTCTTACCCCGGAATCAATCAGCCGTTATGGGCCCGATAGGCATGCAGCCTGCTGTGGGGCCGCAACTTGGCCTTGTCCCAACGATGGCGCCCGCAGGCCAACAGGAGTTCACAAACCTTCCAAGTGGCGCCCTCAGTGATGGTAACGCCGCGCAGAGAATCGCCAACACTGTAGGCCACGCTGCTCTCGGAACAGTTGCAGGAATGAACATAACGCCGACTAACGTGAAGGCTGCACAGATCGGCTCACAAGGTTACAACGCGGCTCAAGCAGCAGCACAGCAGGCGGCATCTCAGGGCTATACATCTCAAGGATATACGGCTCAAGATGCAGCAGCTCAAGGATATACAGCTCAGCAAGCAGCAGCAGAGCGAGCAGCAGCAGAACGAGCCACTGCACAAGGTTATAGCGCAGAGCGAGCGGCAGCGGAAAGAGCCACAGCTCAAGGTTATGATGCTCAAAAAGCGGCATCAGAGAGAGCTTCAGCAGAGGGCTATGGCGCAGAGCGCATTGCGGGTGTTGGTCCTGTTACCGCAGATCGCGTTACCGCAGGGCAGTTATCAGGAACTAGCCTAGACCCTTATTTTAATCCTTACGAATCTCAAGTAGTACAGCAATCCCTATCAGATCTTGAGCGCCAAAGGTTAATGCAGCAGAACGTAACCGGAGCACAGGCTCAAGCAGCGGGTGCGTTTGGTGGTTCACGCCAGGGTATTGCAGAGGCAGAGACTAATCGAGCATTCGCAGAGCAGGCAGCTCGCACAGCGGCAGGATTGCGTCAGGCGGGCTTCACACAAGCTCAGCAGGCGGCTCAGCAGGATATTGCTACACGCATGCAGGCAGGGCTAGCTAATCAAGCTACAGGTCTACAGGCAGCCACTACAACGGCGAACCTTGGTCAGCAGGCCCAGATGGCAAACCAAGCGGCAACTAATCAAGCATCTCAATTTGGTGCTCAAGCTAGAAACGTGGCAGGCCTACAAAACGCGCAATTAGGCACTCAAACTAATCTTGCCAATATGACAGCGGCAAACCAAGCGGCACAATTCGGAGCACAAGCCCAGAATGTTGCGGGTCTACAGAATGCCCAATTGGGCACACAGGCTAATCTAGCGAATCAATCAGCGGCCAACCAGGCTGCTCAGTTTGGGGCACAAGCACAGAACGTGGCCGGTTTGCAAAACGCTCAACTGGGCACCCAGGCTGCTATGCAAAATGCTCAGCTCGGAACACAGGCTAATTTGGCAAATCAAAATGCTCTTAACCAAGCATCACAATTTGGTGCTGCTGCGTCTAATCAGGCTGCTTTGCAAAATGCTGCGGCTCAGAACGCAGCAGCTCAGTTCGGTGCCCAAGCAGGCAACGTAGCGTCTCAGTTCGGAGCGCAGGCGGGCAATGTGGCAGCGTTGCAAAACGCACAGCTAGGAACGCAGACCAACCTAGCCAACATGGGCGAGCTGAATCAGGCGGGTCAGTTCGGTGCAGCGGCGGCTAATCAGGCAGCACAGGCAAACCAGAGCGCCATGATGCAGGCTCAATTAGCCAATCAGTCAGCAGGACTGCAAGCGGGTAGTCAGCGTCTACAGGCAGCCGGTCAGCTAGCTAACATCGGCAACCTCGGGTTTGGCATGGCTCGCGACGTACAGTCTGATATAGCTCAGGCAGGACTAGCGCAGCAGGCAGCTAACCAGGCTCTGATTGACGCAGGTAGAGCACAGTACGCAGGATACACCGGCTCACCTGTGCAAGCTCTACAGACTCAGCTAGGCGCGTTCGGCGGCTCTCAGACTAACGCTCAGACGCAGACCACTAGCAAGCAGCCAGGACTGTTCGACTACTTGCAGCTCGGCGCGTCGGTAATCTAACTCGGAGACATCATGAACTATCCAGACTACGTCACAGCTCAGCAGATGCAGATGCAGCCACAGGGCCAGTACCTGCCTCCTCAGATGGCTCCTTATCAGCCCATGCAGTCTATGGTGAATATGCCAATGCGCTCAGAGGCTGACGAGGAGATGCGGCGGCAGCAGATGGTGATGTCTGGCCTCAACCCTGATGACATAGGTGACCGCATGAAGTTTGCCGGGCAGAACTTGGTGTCTATGCCTACTCGCATCATGGAAGCTCCTAGCACAATCGGCAAGAAAGCCAAGAAGCAGGCGAAGGGTCTGCTAGACCTATTCAAGTAGAGAGAGAATTATGGCCGGTTTATTAGATGAATACAGGTTTCAGCCGAATCTACCTGGAGCAATGGGTCAGACGCCTATGCCAGATATGTCGGCTCTAAATCAGGCGGCTAATCAGGTTGGTTCGCCCCAGACTCTAGGCAGCCGTGCTATGGGCATCCTCGGCGCTATTGGTGGTGGGATCAGGAGCCGTGTTCAGGACCCGAACTTCCGTGACAAGCTAGTGATCGGGCTAGGCGGCATGTCACTCAATCCTAATCAGGTCCTTATGCAGCAGGCGGCTAAGAGTATTGAGCAACGCCAAGCTATGGATATGCTGAGCAAGCAAGCCAATCAGACAGCCGAATGGCTCAAGACTCAGCCAGGTGGCGCAGCATACGGTCAGCTACTTATAGATAACCCAACGCTCAAAGCGACTGACGTTATTGCTATGTATAAGGCTGATAAGGATCGAAGCAAAGATCCGGAGGCTATCAGAGTAAGACAAGCTGAGGCTGCGGCTTTGGGTTATCTACCTGACTCAGATGAATACCAGACATATATAGCCGAGGGATCTGAGTCAAGACTGTCTTTTGAAGGCAGGGCCAACATGGAAGATAGGACAAGAAACAGACTAAACCAAGATCTCGACCGTTTTGGATTCTTTGATGTCAGAGAAGGATTTAACACAGTAAAAGAGTTTTATGAGCGTCCAAGCGGTATCTCTGACTATGCGCTTACTATCGCCTTCTTAAAGATACTTGACCCAGGCTCTGTTGTTCGAGGAGAGGAGGTTGATGCTCTTAACAGGTCCACAGCTCTTGCTCCTGCTCTTAAAGCACAAATGCTTAACGCCATTACTGGCGAAGGCTTGATGACGCAGGAAACTCGAAACACTATTGCTCAGCTAGCGCAATCAAGATATGCCGTTTCTGCTGAGCAAGCCAATGAGATAATTAATCAGACTAGATCCGTTGCAGATAGTTACGGCCTCAACTTTGATAACGTCAGGGTCGGAATCTCTGTTCCTTCTCCCGAAATAGACATGGCCAATGTCCCCAAAGAGCCTGGGGTTGTTCCTCCTGTGCCTGCTAATAATTCAGAATTAGGTTCAATATTAAGTCAATACAATATGACATATGAAGAATTTGTTAAAAGATGGCCTACTTTAATTCAACTTCATGAGGCATTTAAGTAATGGCTGAACTTACTGAAGCGCAAAAGAAGGCCCTAGAGCAAGCGTTTGGCGGCGGCTCAATAAGCCCAGATCTAGAAAGCGCACTTCTTGAGCTAGGCAATGCTTTAAAGCAACCTGAGCCAGATACTCAGCGAATTAGATCTATAGCTCAAGGATTGACCTTTAACACAGCAGACGAGGCTGAAGCTGCCCTAATGACAGCTTTTACTGGAAAGCCTTATAGCGAGTCGGTTAACGAAGTTAGAACCAAGCTTCAACAATATCAAGAAGCTCGTCCAGGCGAGGCTTTGTTGTATGAAATGGGCGGGGGAGCATTGCCGGTAATTGCCTCTACAGTTATGAGTGGAGGTTCTGCTGCGCCTGCAAATGCGCCTTACTTAGCTAGGTTTGGTAAATTGCTATTTACTGGGCCTGGGAGGCAAGGAACGGTAAGAGGAAATGCTCTGGCCCAAGGGGGTTACGGAGGTTTTCAAGGGGCTTTGTCTGGATTTGGCTCTGCCGAGGGAAACCCAATTGAAAGAATTAATCCGGCTTTAATGAGCGGTGTTACTGGATTTGGTCTTGGCGGCGCTATTTCTGCCGGGGGAACAGCAATACAAAAGCCTGCAGGAAGGTTCTCTGAATTTGTTAGAAACAGACTAGCGGGAAGAGGCGACACGGCTGCTGTTAATGAATTTAGAAGACTAGTAGCTCAGGCATTCCCAGGTCAGACTGTGGATAATCTAAGCCCAGAGCAAATAGATGAGTTTGTTGCTGACATCGCTAGCGGCCGTGTTGCAGCGGAAAATATAAATATTGTTAATGCCGCTAGAGCCTACAACGTAGGGCCTTCTGGGACTGTTATGCGTGAGGGTCTACAAGCAAGACCGGAGGCCACAAGAACGCAGGCCTATGATTTTATGGTCGAGAATCTGGCTCCTAATTTAAAAGGAACCAATATCCCTCAATACTTTAATAAGAGTAAAAATGAAATAGAGAAACTAGCGTCCGAAGAATACTCCTCGGTGTATAGTAATTACGGAGAGATAGGGCCTTTCTTCTTAAATGATATTCAAGACATCGTAGAGAGTATGCCTTCAGTGAGAAGAGCGTTGATTGAGATTTACGAAGCAGGTAGAGGTAGAGACCCTTTCTTTACTTTTGAAAATGGCGCTGTAAAGATAAAGAGAATGCCTACTCTCGAGGACGCAGAATACACTAGAAGAGCATTAGATGAGGTTACTAACTATGCCTTTGAGAGAGGCGCTTCTACAGCAGGCACAAGATTCGATGCCGCAGCAACCTCATTTAGAAATGTTTTGGATAATAATTTCCCTGACTTGGCGCAGGTCAGAGCAGAGTGGTCAAATATTCAATCTTCCGCTGAAGCATTTAAAAAGGGTGTTGAGTCTTTAGGCAAAGCAAGCGATCTAGTGGATTCTCAATTTACGGCATACAGGAACGCCACCCCAGAACAGCTAGATGCTTATAGAATGGGTGTGCTGTCTGGAATCAAAAACAGAATGGAAACAGGAAGCAGAAAAAGCGTGATGGCTGACATCACTGATCCTACTTCACGTTTAGGTAAAAACATTCGCTTAGTCTATCCAGAGGATTCTTTAGACGAGCTACTCCGAAAGGCAGACATTGCAGCTTCAAGCCAACAAGCATCAAACACAATCCTTGGTGGTTCTCAGACTCAAATAACTCAAGCAGAGGCATCAAGGCAGGGTTCTGGAGGCGTTGGAGCTTCAACGGTAATAGATGCCATAACTGGAAGCCCAGGAGCTATTATTTCTGCGGCGACTCAACTAGCTAGCAGAGCCTTAAAGCCAAGAGGTTTAAGTGATGCTCAGTCTGCTCAGGTTGCTAGATATCTGGTAGAGACTAATCCAGATTTGGTTAAGAGAGCCTTGGTAGATGAAACAGCGGCCGACACTCTGGTCAAATTATTACAGAGAATAGGCGACACTATGATGACGGCTGCAACAACAGCAACTGTCAAGCAAGCCCCGGCAATGAATGAGCAGGTAATACCTGGTTTACTGACAGGCGGTAATCAATGAAGCCAAAGCAACTCACAGACGACGAAATTGAAAGCATCGTAGCAACGGCTATAACCGATGCGGTGGACTTTGTTGAGTCGGAGATAGCGCCTGACCGCATTAAGGCGCAACGCTACTTTGACGGCGATACTGACCTTGGTTTTGAGGAAGGTCGTTCCAAGGTTGTGGCTACTAAGGTGCGCGACTCTATTCGTGGCATCAAGCCTAGCCTCATGCGTATATTCCTGTCTACTGAGCGCCCGGTCGAGTTCGTGCCTCGTGGACCAGAAGACACCCAAGGCGCAGAGCAAGCGACGTCCTACATGCACTGGAAGTTTGGTGAGATCAACGGCTACAAGGTTCTCTCTGACGTGTTCCACGACGCCCTGGTAAAGAAGAGCGGCGTAGTTAAAATCTACTGGGAAGAGTACCAGACAGGCAAGACCTACACGTTCACCAATCTTAACGACGAAGAGTTCGCTCTCATTGTTAACGAGGACGACATCGAGGTCATCGAGCACTCAGAGGTTATTGAGGTTGAGATGGATCAGATGGGTACGCAGGTGCAGACCCGCAAGCACGACATCAAGATCATCAAGACCAAGGACGACGGCAAGCTCTGTGTTGAGTCTGTCCCTCCCGAAGAATTCTTTGTGGACCGTAACGCTCGCAGCATTGAAGACGCCTATGTGGTGGCTCACCGTACAGAGATGCGCGTGGCTGATGTTGTGGCTATGGGCTTTGACTTTGAAGAGATCTCAGAGCTTTCAGGGATATCAGAGACTGACAGCCTGGTAGATGAGGAAGACTTCGCACGTCGAGGCTACTCACGCGACCGTGCAGAGGAAGACTACAACGATCCGTCAATGAAGGTGGTCCTCATCACTGAGGCCTACATGCGCGTTGATGTGGACGGCACAGGCGTACCTCTCCTGCATAAGTTCACAATGGGCGGCAACGGATACAAGCTTCTGGATCTCATGCCATGCGACGAAATCCCATTCGCTGTGTTCGAGTGCGACCCTGAGCCTCACGCATTCTACGGCCGCTCTATCGCTGACTTGATCATGAACGATCAAGACGCATCTACGTCAATGCTTCGTGGCATGCTAGACAACGTCGCCCTGACTAACAACCCACGTCAGCAAGTAAATGAAGACCTGGCTAACATGGACGACGTTCTCAACAACGAGATCGGCGCTATTGTCCGTGTTAAGCAGATGGGCGCTATACAAGACCTCTCTGTGCCATTTATTGCAGGTAGCACATTGCCCGCTATGCAGTACATGGACGACCAGACAGAGCAGAAAACAGGCGTATCTAGGGCGTCACTAGGCCTAGACCCAGACGCTCTCCAGAACGCCACAGCGACTGCTGTAGCTAATACTATGCAGGCAGGTGCCGGGCAGGTAGAGGTTATTGCTAGGAACTTCGCAGAAGGCGGCATGCGTCAGATGTTTAAGCTCATGCTAGACCTCATGATTAAGAACACAACCGACGAAGAGATGATGCGCCTGAATGGCAAGTTTATCCCTATAGATCCTCGGGTGTGGAACTCGGCAATGGACCTCTCTATCAACGTCGGTCTGGGCACCGGCAAGGACGAGACTAAGATCGCTGCGCTTAGCCAGGCTCTACAGATGCAGATCCAGATGTACCAGACTTACGGACCACAGAACGGATTGGTCACAATGACGCAGATCCGCAACTCTCTGGGCGACATCCTTTCTATGTCTGGCGTTCGTAACACTGACCGTTACTTTGCTCCTATGGACCCACAGACTGAGGCAGCTCTACAGCAGATGGCGTCAGAGGCTCAGGCAGCAACAGCACAGCAGCAGGTAGATCCTAATCAGGCTTATCTACAGGCCGAGCAGATGAAGGTTCAAGCTAACGCTCAGACCGATGCCGCTAAGATGCAGATGGAGATGGCTAAGGCTGCTGCGAAGGACGACCTGGAGCGTGATAAGATGGACCAAGACCTCATGCTTAAGACTGCTGAGATCTATGGCAAGTATGAGACCAGTGTTGAAACAGAGAAGCTCAGGGCGCTCCAACGCGCTCCAAGAGGTGTATAATTGGATATTAAACAGCGAGCTGCTCGAGCCAGGGCTTTACTGGCAGACGAGAACTTCAGGACCGTCATGGACGAACTGAGGGATGAGCAGGTCAACATCTTTCTGAACTCTGGGTCTGCGGATTCAGAGATCAGGGAAGAAGCGCACTCCATAGTGAGTGCATTAAGCAAGATCGAGGGACGACTCCAATCCGCTATAACGGACGAGAAGATCTTCGAGAAACGTAAGTAAAAAAAGGAATCAGGACCGTGGATACGACTGATATGGACGGCAGCATAGACTCCGTCGCAGACAGCCTAATTATGGGCAATGAAGGTGAAGAAAATCCAACCGAGGAAGATCTGCTAGACCAACCCGAAGCGGAGTCTAACGATGCAGATGAGTCTAAGGACGGAGAGGATCTTGATGATACGGCTGATGATGGGGATGACCCAGATGAGTCTGATGATCAAGATGAGGATGAAGCAGAAGAGGCTGAGGATGCCGGTCAGCAGGAACTTTACACCGTCAAAGTAGATGGCGAGGAACGTGAAGTAACCCTAGAAGACCTTAAGCAATCCTTCAGTGGCCAAGCTTATATCCAAAAGGGAATGCAGGAAGCGTCAGAGGCTAAGAAAGAAGCCGAAGGTGTTTACCAAGCTCTCTTAAATGAGCGGCAGCAACTGTCACAATTGTTGCAGCAAGCGCAATCTGGACAGCTAGCTAGCGCCCCTGTGCCACCATCTAGGGAAATGTTTAACAACGACCCTATAGGCTACATGGAAGCGAAACTATCTTATGACGAGGCACTCCAAAGCTATCAGAATCAGCAGTATCAGATTCAGCAGGTTACGGAATCTCAGAATAACCAGATGCAAATTGCACAGCAGCACTATCTCCAAGGTGAGATGCAGCAGCTAGCGAAAGTAATACCAGAGTTTGGAGACGCCAAAACGGCATCCAAGCTCAAGGAAGACTTAGTACAGTTCGGTAGCAAGCTCGGTTATTCCGAGTCAGAGCTATCTGAGGTTATGGACCACCGGGCGATCCTGGTACTGCAAAAGGCTATGAAGTACGACCAACTCGTTGAGGGTAAGTCTAAGGCCACGCAGAAAGCCAGTAACGCACGACCAATGGTCAAACCAGGCACTAAGAAAACAGGTAGAACAGGCGCAGCCAAGCAGAGGCAGAACGCTCAAGCTCGGATGAAAAAGACCGGCAGCATCGATGATGTAGCCAAATTCTTATTAAGCTAACTACTTTAGGTGAACTATTATGGGCGTAACAGCTAACACTAACGAGACCTATGACGTCTCAACCATCAAAGAAGATCTGCAAGACGCGATGATCTCTATCTCTCCAACTGACACACCTGTGATGTCTGCTATTGGCCGTCGCAACGTGGACAACACTTACTTCGAGTGGGGCGTAGTATCACTAGCAGCAGCTAGCACTGCAAACCGTGTAATCGAGGGCGAGTCTGCTCCAGGTAACGATGCACCAACTAACGCTGTCCGTCAGGGCAACTACACGCAGATCTCTGATAAGGTCGTAGAAGTGTCTGACACTGCCAACGCTGTAAACGGCGCAGGCGATGCACAGACTACTGCCAAGCAGATCGCTTACAAGCTGAAAGAGCTTAAGCGTGATATGGAGTCTATGCTCTGTGACAACGTAGCAGGTTCTGCCGGTGCGTCTGGCACAGCTCGTTCATCTGCGGGCCTCCCTGCGTACCTCCGCACTAACGCTGATCGTGGAACTGGTGGTGCTGATGGTACTACTTCAGGTTCTGGCGATGCAGGCTACGTTGATGCAGCGGCAACTGACGGTACACAGCGAGCAATCACTGAGGCACTCCTCAAGAGCGTTATTGCTGATTGTTGGACACAAGGCGCTGAGCCTTCAGTCGTAATCTGTGGCCCTTCACAGAAGCAGACTATCTCTGCCTTCACAGGCAACGCTACACGCTTCAAAGAAGCAGAAGACAGCAAGCTGAACGCTGCAATCGACGTCTACATCTCAGACTTCGGTGAGCTCCAGATTGTTCCTTCACGCTTTAGCCGCTCACGCGACGTTCTGGTCCTCGACCCTAACTACGCACGAGTAGCATACCTCAAGCCTACTTCACAGAAGCCTCTAGCGCGTACCGGCCATGCCGAGCGTCGCTTGATCTCTGTAGAGTTTGGTCTACAGGTAGACAACGAAGCAGCACACGGCGTTATCGCTGACGTGAGCTAAGTGAAAGGCCGGGGGCTCTAACGGGTCCTCGGCTTTTTTATGAGGTAAGCATGGCAGCACCAAGGAAAGGCAAAGCAAAGGTCAAGGTCACCGCATCTGGCAAAAAGGTCAGTTACGGCCAGGCCGGCAAAGCAAAGGACGGCGGTCCTCGGGTTAAACCTGGCACTAGCAAGGGAGACGCATACTGCGCTCGGTCTTCTGGTCAGATGAAGAAGCACCCGAAATCCGCAAAGAATCCCAATAGCCCGCTCAGGCTGTCTCGTAAGAGGTGGAAGTGCAGTGGCGCCAAGTCAAAGAAGTAAGGAGGCTACATGTCAGGTTCTTCAGGGACTCCCACAGCAGCGTCATTCAAAGCATCTGCTAAGACAGCTAAAAAGAGAACATAATGCCTAAAATTATTTGTATTAGTTCTCGTCAGCCGTGGATAGAAGGTGCCCGCTACCAGAAGGGTGATGTAATTGAGGTCACTCCTGAGTTGGTTAAGAAAGCTTTAAAAACAGGATTTTTTGAGGTAGTAGAAGATGTCAATAAGCGAGAAAATAACAGCAGAGGACAACAAGATACAAGTAGCCCGAAGCCAAGACGTAAGCGGAATTCTAAAAGAGATCCATGATCTAAAAGATCACATTCCTTCCATGCACGGCGATGCAAAAGCCAGGTGGGTCGGTTCGATCCCTTTAGTGATTGCTGAGCTCTGGTCTAAAGAGTGTGGTGCTGCGATAGGCACACATGAATACGCCGGCTACATTCGCAAGAAGCTTTCAGATCCCGATTACAAAAAATTGTTAATTAAAGGGTATTAGCGCAGTCTTCGGATATGCGCTTTTACGACATAAGTTAATGATTCATGTTTTCGTTTTAATTATGACCATTGGCGGTCTGGAAGTAGCTGCTGACAACTGTGGTGAGTCCATGTGCTTTCGGAGCGTTGATACTTGCAATAGCTTTGCTGCAAAACTGCGAAAGAGAAGCTCGCCAAGCACATCTATCGGTATAGTCACTTATTGCAAACCGATCCTGGTAGACCCGAAGCAAGAAGGAATAAAGGTTTACTGATGGCAGCAGAGATTATCGCGGCAGTACAGATATGCTCATCTGCTTACCGTTTTATGAAGACGGCGGTAAACGAGGGCAAAGAATTGGGTGACATGACCAGAGCGTTAAGTAAGTTCTGGGATGCTCGGGAAACGGTTAGTGTGCTTGAGCAAAAAGCTACTAACCCGAGCAAAATAGAAAGGTTGTTTGGCGGTAAGTCAGTTGAAAGCCAGGCTCTTGAGATAACGCTCCAGAAGAAAAAGGCTCAACAACTCGAAAAAGACCTCAAGGACCTTTTCTACTGGTCTGGCCAGGCACACCTTTGGCACGATATGCTCAAGGAAAGAACAAAGATACGGAATTTAAGAATCGCTGATGCTAAAGCTAAAGCGGAAACTAGAGCAGCCATGATTGATATCGCAGCCATAATTGGTACTTGTTTAACTATATTTGTAGTAGTTATGACGATTGCGGGGATAGTAATTTGAATTTAATTGATTACGCTAAAACTGATCGTCAACGAGAAGTCTTGAAATCTTGGGAAGAACATAATAGAAATTCTGTTAAAGCTAGTGGAGATTTAGGCATTTCATCTTCTACTGTCAGAGAAATCATTAACACTATTAAATCAAGAGCTGCTGCTGCGGGTTTTAGCGAAAATTGGGATGCCACCCGTCACGTCCCTCCAGGTGAGCACGTTATTGGTCGTTCTATTTATACCGAAGACGATGAAGGAAATAAAGCGTGGCTTAAAACTAAACGCAGTATATTGCAAGCTGAAAGAGAACAAGCATTAAAAGCTTTTGTAGAAGAAATAAAAACAACATTGGTTCCTGCTGTTAAAAAACCAAAAACTAAAAAACATAATAAAGATTTATACATGCCTTCGATTATTATCGGAGATGGACACATAGGCATGAGATCGGATGGATCGGAGACAAGGAATAGAGATTTTGATTCCAAAATTGCGGCAAAAGAAATCTTAGATGCTGTAGATGATCTAACAGATAAAATGCCTGAATCTAAAACAGGCATGCTAGTTCAGGTTGGTGACTTTACTCATTCAGACGGCTCTAGTCCGTTTACAACAAAAGGCACATTAGTTGATGTAGATACGCGCTTTGAAAAGATTATGCGAACTGCGGCAAATGTAATGATTCGCGCCATAAATCGCATGCTTGATAAGTGTGGCACAGTGCATGTTATTGTTGCGAGAGGTAATCATGATTCAGATGCAGCAATTGCGGTACAACTGATTCTTGAATTTTATTATTCAAAAGAGCCTAGAATTAATATTTTAAAATCAAGAGGCTTTTTTCATTATTTGCAATGGGGTAAGTGGTTATTTGGAATTCATCATGGTGACAAGGTTAAGGCTGCTAAATTGGCTCAAATTATGCCTAGAGATATGCCGAATGCCTGGGGAAATACAACGCATCGATTGTGGATTGTAGGTCATTTTCATCATGCTAGTGTACAAGAATTTGAAGGTGTTACAGTGCAGAAATTTGGCACACTTGCTCCGCCAGACGCATGGCATGCGGGACAGGGTTATGGGTCAGATCACACAATGTCGATGATTGTGTTTAAGAAAGATGGTGGGAGGCATATTACTTGCACTTATGAAATCGATAAACAATACAGTGAGCCGGACGTAGTAATATAATGGAAAATAGAATTGAAAGAATAGAAAGCAAGATAGATGACTTGCAAGAAGCTGTCGTTTCTTTGGCGCGTGTAGAAGAAAGAATCACAACTATATTTAATCGTCAGACTTTGATTGAAACTAAAATTAGTACAATGGATGAAAAATTACAGAATATATCTCCGTCTGTTATGTTTGGAGAAAGAGTGTTTTGGATAATCATTGTTGCGACTGCAACTGTAATAGGAAAAATGCTATGAAAAAAATAGGCAAGTGGGTACGAAATATGGTTCAAACTGCTACTGAAAAGCAAGTGGGCGTAGCAGTGGTAGTTCTTGTCATTGTTCTAATAGGGCTTGGTGCGGCATGATTAGTTCTTTAATAGGACCAGTCAGTGCCATACTAGATAAGGTTATTCCTGATACAAACTTGAAAGAAAAGTTGTCTCATGAAATAGCTACGATGGCCGAACGTCATACCCAAGAGCAGGTTATGGCGCAAATTGAGGTTAATAAAATTGAAGCAGCTCATAATAGTATGTTTGTTGCTGGTTGGCGACCTGCTATTGGTTGGATATGCGCTTTGGGCATGGCTGGCAACTTTTTAATTATACCGTTTGTAAACATGGCTCTTGAATTATTTGAAACGGGTGTAGAGATACCGTTAATAGCCCTAAGTGAGATGATGCCTGTTCTAATGGGCATGTTGGGTTTAGGCGCAATGAGAACCTTTGAGAAAACCAAAGGTGTTTCGAGAGAAAAGTGAAGTAATATTAATTTCAACAATTGTAGTTTTGTTCGTTTTTCTATGTGTGGTGATACTATGAGAGACAACGTCGTGCAGATCAATACTAGCGACAAGCAAGAAATACTAATTAATAGAATGTACATCGGACTACACGAGCTCCTCACGGAGCTTTTAGAGGACGACATGTCAATATACGCCGCAATCGGTGTTCTGCACTCAGCCGGCCAGATGCTATCCCACGAGATAAATTACGCTTATGAAGATGACGAAGAATAGTCCATTAGTCAGTATGCTAATTAAGCACGAGGGCTTTGTTGAGACCCCATACCAGGACACGCTCGGTATTTGGACCGTGGGCGTAGGAAGAAATTTGTCTAGGCCTATGGCTGATCACGAGATTATGTATCTCTTAAAATCAGACATAGAGACTTGCGAAGAAGAGCTCTCCCGCAACCTGTCCTGGTTCAACGATCTAGATCAAGTACGCAGAGACTGCATGATAAATCTGTGCTTCAATATGGGTTACCCACGTCTATCTAGTTTCAATAATGCCTTATCTGAGATGGCCAAAGGAAACTTTGAACTAGCTGCTGATCATTTTTTAGACAGCAGGTGGCGAACGCAGGTTGGAAAAAGAGCCGAAGAAATTTGTCATATGATTAAGACAGGCTTTTATTCGTAATTATTATTGTTGACACCTTGTCAATAAATCTATAGCATTAATTCTCCATAAACAAAGGAGATAAAAATGCGGCTATCTTACAAAAAGCTTAAAGCATTCCCTGCGGCGCTAGCACTGTCCGACTACATCGGCGGCCTAACGCTAAGCGATAACCCCTATCCCAAGAAAAGCTTGCAGTACGATAAGTACGAGAAGGCTATGCATCGTCATTTAAGCGATGAACTCAAGAGTTCGTACAGGAGTGACTTATGCCAGTAAATATACACGGGAAGGATTACTTCACAGTCGCAGAGCGCGTCCATGCGTTCCGTGAAGCTGCGCCTGACCTGACCATTGAGACAGAGATTGTCAGATGGGAAGGCGATGACGTGGTAGTAAAGGCGTCTATTAGCGATAACGGAAAATTGATTGCTACTGGTTTGGCTCACGAAGTCAGGGGGTCTACGAACATCAACAAGACCTCTCACGTCGAGAACTGTGAGACCAGTGCAATTGGGCGCTGCCTGGCGGCGTTTGGCCTGGGTGGAACGGAGTATGCTAGTGCTGACGAAGTGGCTAATGCTATCGCTCAGCAGAACAGCGGGCCCTCAGAGAAAGAGATAAAAGAGCTACTAATAGAGAACACCCAGACGATTCTTAAGTACGCCGAGTCGATCCTAGCGATCAAGGCAGGCATTGCCCTAGAGGACTACTCTACCGCTGCCGAGGAATGGTTCAGCCTAACAGATGAAGACAAGATGATCTTATGGAAAGCCCCTAGCAAGGGTGGCGTTTTCACAACTAAAGAGCGAGAGATCATGAAGTCTGCGGAGTTCCGTGAGGCTAACGGCTCTGGCGATCAATAACTTACTAAGAGGAAATTAAAATGGCATACGACAACACTAACAGCGGAGCTAGCTTTAAGAATGACAAGAAGCTCGAAGATTGGCATGCTGACTTTAGGGGCTCCGTGAATGTTGATGGCGTGGACTACTGGATTGACAACACATGGTATCCTCCCAAAGAAGGAAAAAAGGGCTTTATGCGCCACAAGTTTAAGCGCAAAGAGCAACAATCTAGCCAGGTATCAGAACCTGAATCTGCGTCTCAGCCTGCTGCTCCGGCTGAAGACTTCACTAACGACGTCCCTTGGTAGATGCTATGTCTGTTGATTTTGGTTTAGCACTAAAAGATATGCAAGAAAAGAAGGGCGTTTCCTCGTCAGAACTGGCGGCGAGATTGGGCGTCCAAAGGCAGAGAGTAGACTACTTACGCAATCGTAAGGACGTGCGCCTTATGACTGTCGTTGAAGTAAGCGACGCGCTTGGCGTTAGCTTTAACACGTTTGTAAAAGCTTGCAAGCAGTGAAGCTGTTTACAGACGCAGAAAGTGCAGTTAGGGATGCGTCCTGGTGCTCGATTGACCACGGCCATCCCTTCGCTGTTATCTACTCGAATGATGGTTTTTATGTCTGCGAGCTCAGCAAAGTAAAGATAACAGACAAGATAGCCGAGGTAATATATGATTTGGCCGCGACAATACGCTTTTCAGATTATAAACCTTCAAACGAGGGAGGAGAGGAGGGCCGCATTAAAGAAAGTGCCAGAAGAAATGAGGCCGCTCGTAAAATTACATGTGGAGCTAACCTATGATAGAAAAAGATCAAGAAGGATTCTTTGCAAAAATAGCTGAGGTTTCAAAACGGCATGCTCAAGCAGAAGCAGACAAGCTCCACTTAATGGAGTACCGCAAAACTTTAAAAAGCTTACTAATGATAGAAGCAGAGAAAGGAGATGCCACTATGTCAGTTGCTAAACAAGAGCGGTACGCTTACAGCAGCCTTAAATACGCAGAGCTGTTGGATGGCTTGAAAGTAGCAATAGAAAGATCTGTTCGGTATCGGCATCAATTTACTGTCATGCAAATGGAATTTGAAGCCTGGCGCTCTAAGAATGCTCGAGAGCGGGCAGAGGCAGGCATGCGATGAAACATATCAACTTTTACGAGAGGCCTGACGACGTAAGAGCTATGCAAAAATTGTATCCGTCAACGAAAGCTATTTTCAGCATTAGGCTTATTGAGTCACGGATGCATCTTATGAACGAGGAAACAAAATCCAGGGCGAAGCGCACAATTCACTGCTTAAAAACAGGAGACTTTTGGGATGAAAGTAATTATTGAAGTCGATGAAGAACACATCGAAAAGGCTTTTGATAAACTGGAGCTTCTAGATAAGATATCGGCAGACATAGTAGAACTAAGAGGCATAACAGAAGATATCTACGAAAAGGTGAAGGATAGTGCAAGGAAAGACTAGACGCTGCGCTCTCTGCAAAAAGAAGGTCTTAGTGTCCGACGTAGTAATCGGTGGCATCAAGGCCTTTTGTTCGTTTGACCATCTGATCGAGTTCACCCGTTCAGCCCCGGCTAAAAAGATTGCACAGAAGTCTATCAGGGCTGACATTCGAGAGAAGAAGGAAAATCTCAAAACTGCCGGCGACTACATCAAAGAAGCTCAGGCCTCATTCAATAGCTACATCCGAATTAGGGATGTAAACAAATTGTGCATAAGCTGTGGATGTTTGCCTGGCGATACAGTTCGGGGCGGCAAGTTTGACGCCGGGCACTACCGCTCTCGGGGCTCAGCAAGCCACCTAAAATATCATCTGTTGAATTGCCATAGTCAGTGCGTCAAATGCAATCGGTATCTCTCAGGCAACGTCGTAGAGTACCGTAAGGGCCTTATAGCCAGGATAGGCGCAGAGCGAGTAGAAAAGCTCGAAATGGATAATAATCCACGAAAATTGACCATTGATTACCTGAAGCGGGTAAAAAAGATATTTAATTACCGAAAGCGTTTATACGAGAGGAAGTTCAGATGCCCGAAACATTAATTATTGAGATGATGCAAAGTGAAGAGCTCAACAGGCAAAAAAAAGCCCTGTAAAAAACCAAGGCTTGTTAAGTTCGCTCAAGGGAGATAATATTAAAAATGTCGGTGGGTTAGCAGCCCTTAATCCCGACTTTGGGGAAGGAAAGTAGGAACCCGACAAGGGATATTCTACACCAGATATTGTGTTCTGCAACATCTAACCCCCAAAGTCTTGTGCCGACCGTGAGGCAAAGCCAGACGTACTCTTGGCTCATGGGTAGCTGACCCTGAAATTAGCCGCAGAAATGTGAGAGACAAGCGACCTAAAACTCCTGCGCTGATCCGCCCATGTCAACAGGAACCCGCAAACACACACAATCAGGTCGTGAGTTAGGCGTTGAAATAACCTCCAGTTAAGTCTGGCGGGGGAGCGGTTCACCACTGTGGATCGTCGCAATGAGTACCAGGTCTAGCGGCCTTCCTTTCGAGGAGCGTAAGAACACCTAATGCCGTAGGTGTGTTTGCGGGGGAAAATGGGCACTGCTGCCTGTTATTTGGAGAATCAAATGGAAGACCTAAGCCAGAAGCCCTGCCGCTGCGGCGGGATACTCGGAGAAATAATTGGTGTAGATACGCGATTAACCGATGGCGCTAAAATCCTTGTACGCGGGCGTTGGTGGTGTCAGGACTGCAACGCTGTAGAGGAGGCGATTGGTAGAGAGCGTGTAGTTGATACAAAGTGATGCTAATTAATGTAAATAAATCTGTTGACACTCTCAATGGTTTCTGTAGAATGGGAACCATTGGAGGGGCGCGGTGCTCCTCCTGAACAGGAGAAAGAAAATGGATATATATGTAGGTTGCGAATTATATTCTGCGGGTCCAGACGCTGAGGGTTTCGATTATGTTGCCGAGGCTTTTTTTGTCGGCGCTGAGTTGGAAGACGGTACTCGTTTTCGTAAAGGTTTTTTTCCAGGAGCTGAGCAGCGTCATAACGAAGACGGTCCTTTTTACGTCGATGTTCGAGAGGACGCAGAAGCAGCAGCCGAAGCATTAGCCGCATCCTTTGGATCTGACGTAGATTTATCAGATTGGGCAGAAGCCGATCCTCGTTATAGTTAATCTAATCACCGCCCCTTCGGGGGCACCACACAAGGGGCAGCAAAATGACAAATTTAAGCGTTTCATCAGTAATCTTCGAGACCGCAAAGGCGGCAGGTGTGCGCCCTTCTTTTGTCAGAAAGCTAGTATTGGACTCTGACCGAGAGTGGCTACAGCAACGCTCTTTTAAAATCAGCCCGGAACGCTTTGCTTCAACCCTAGAGGACGAGCTGTCCTACTATGTTGATAACGGCTTAGCGCCACTTTGCAAATTCGCTTAATTGATACAAAATGATCCAATAAAGTGTAAACAAATCTGTTGACAAGGGGTAGGTATTCGCTTATAGTTACCTTACTTACTTAAAACAACAAAGGGGCAGCAAAATGAAGACCAAATTAGTAATAGCAGGATGGTACACGATCACAACAAGCGATGGTTCTGTATACGACTTAAAGAGAGCGACGCATGGCCGTATATCATCAGACGATGGCTGGTTCGTTATAGACCCCAAAGGTGCTCACTTTGCTCGCGGGAGAACAAAGGCTGATGCCCTATCGTCTTTAAAATCAATAGTTGGGGCTTAAACCACCGCCCCTTCGGGGGCATTCTTGCTTACTTAAAACAACAAAGGGAATAAACAATGTCAACAATTATCCACGAAAACAAAGCTATACAAACTGTGAAAGCTGATTGGCAGACACAAGCAAGAGGCTCCAATGACTCGGAGTATCAAATCTACTTATCTTGTGCAGATGATGGGAAAGGCAATTCCATCATCACAGGCAAGCCCCTAAAAACCTATGAAGAGTGGTTAAACTCGTAAATCGGGGGCATTCTTGCTTACTTAAAACAACACGGGGGAAACAAAATGAACAACGCACAAGCTAAAAAAATAGAGAAAATACAAAAACGCACAAGCACTGCCGAAGTAGAAGAAAAAGATGGCTGTGTCGTGGTTCGTTGGAATAACGGAAGACAGCACTGGGCAACCAGATACACTTATATAGCTGTTATTGGCAAGCGCGGCGGCATCAAAGTAATTTCAACGAACGGTGAACTATGCGTCGATAAGAAACACAACAAAATTCTGGCACGTTTGGCACTTTTTGATCTTGATCTGCGCGGGACAATCGCTCTAATCGGATAACCATAATAACGCCTTTCGGGGCTCTTGCACACAAGGAGAATGACATGCTTATTTTTAACGAATTAAATCACCGCGTTTCCATCGAGAAATGGGTGGAAAACGAAGGTTTGGCACTTATTGAACGTGATGACTGCATTGATTGGGATATTGTCAACGAGGACGACATAAATGGAATGTTGGTTGATTTTCTAACTTGCTCAGACTGCGGAGATAATCTTCACAACGCGCTTTTCATAGAAGCTGATAGCGCAGAAATTTCGTTGGCTTTGCTGAATTTTGCTTTTAAAGGCAGAGTGTCAGACCTAAACCTTGCCCAAATAGCTCTTCACGATGCAATTTTTGGTGCTTTGAAAGCATATGTGGAAGATCTGGCAGAAATTAAACAAGGTTGCGGGTGGGTATAAGTGGGGTTTTGTAATGAATTTTCAATATTTTCTTTTTTTCGCAGCAGTAATTCTTTTTGTATTTTTGCAGCTCTTAAAAGCCAACACACAGCAAACAGTTACCGCATCTGATGATTATTGTGAAATGGTTGCGCTGTGGTACAGAACAGGAGGCACGGACAAAAAGCAGGGCGAACTGGGCTGGCCGGATTATCGCGGCATCTACGAGAAAGCCTGCAAAGGCTAAGCGCACGTAATGATACAATTAAGAAAACATCAGATTGATGCGATTGACCAGGTGAGAACATCCCTAGCAAAAGGCAATAGACCTATCCTAAGTGCCCCTTGTGGGTTTGGGAAGACACTGGTGGCCTGTTGGGTGCTCATGGAGGCAGCTAAGCGAGGCAAGCGGGGGTTCTTTGTTTGTGATCGAATAAGGTTGGTAAGCCAGGCATGCGCTGCGCTCGAACAATTAGGCGCTGAGTACAGCGTGATTCAGGGGGACGATTATCGTTACAACCCTAGCGCAAATATACAGGTGTGCTCGGTTCAGAGTCTTATTCGACGCAAGTACGTCCCTGACTACTCGATCATGATAATCGACGAGGCGCACACAGTTTTTAAGGGCCTTCAGGAGCTAATGAACAGACGCAACATGGGTGTTTTTTACATGGGTTTAAGCGCGACTCCGATGAGCAAGGGCCTTGGTAAGATATTCGACGACTTGATCGTACCTATAACTCCGAGAAAGCTTATCTCTCAAGGCTACCTTGTGCCCACATCGTATTACGCCGGGCACACAATAGACACTAAGGGCGTGAAGACCAAGAAGCTGCCGACAGGCGGGTCAGAGTGGAACCCGAAGTCGCTTGCCGAAGCGATAGAAAAAGACACAGTGCTAGAGGGTGATGTCGTTGAGAATATTAAGCGACACGGGCAGGGACGCATGGGTATCTGCTTCTCGCCGTCCGTAGAGCAGTCAAAATCGCTCTGTAGGGCTCTTAATGCTGAAGGCATATCAGCGGAGCACATATCTGGCTACACGCCTGAGAACGAACGCCTGGCGCTCTACGAGGCTCACAAAGCAGGAGACTTTCAGTTGCTCTGCAACTCGATGCTTCTCTCGGTCGGATACGACGAGCCAGGGGTCTCGCTTTTGTGTGATATGTACCCCGTCAAAAGTAAGATTATGTTCGTGCAGCGAAGTGGTCGTATTTGGCGCACAGCGGAAGGCAAGAAGGACAGCGTGTATTTAGATTTCGCCGGCAATCTTCGCCGTCATGGATTTCCGGAGGACATCGTTCCCGTAAGTTTGGATGATGGCGAGAAGAAGTTCAGAGAAGAGAATCAGACGAAGAAGGAAGAGAAGGAGCCCAAGATGCACACCTGCCCGCAGTGCAGCTCTCTCTTTACTGGCCGTCGCTGTTTGGCCTGCGGGCACGAGATACCGAACAATGAGTCTATTTACCATGACGACCAGATACTTGCGAAGGTTGAGAAGGTTACGATGGAGGACAAGACGCGGTTCTATCAAGAGCTCGTCGGCTACGCGCAGATGCGCGGCTATCAAGCAGGATGGGTGGCGCACACCTACCGTGACAAGTTTAAGGTCTGGCCGAGGGGAATGGACCCTATCGCCAGGAATCCGCAGAGCGATGACGTTCTAAACTTCATCAAGAACAAAATAATTAGGAATAGTTATGCTCGACGAAATACTTGATAAGTTAACTAAAGTTCGCAAGTCAGGAAAGAACTACACAGCTTGCTGTCCGGTTCATGACGATAAGTCTCCGTCTATGAGTATTACTGAGAAAGACGGCAAGGTCCTGGCGCACTGTCACAGTTGCGGGGCTAATGGCCGTGACGTAGTAGAGGCTCTTGGGTTGCCGATAGATGTACTATTTGCAGAGCCTATGGAGCGCACTCACGACCCAGATTGGTTGCTCAAAAAAACTGAAAACTGGGACTCAACTATAATTGTGATAGCATACGCAGCTATGAAGAGGGGTGAGCGTGTGAAGTACAGCGACAGAAAGGCGCTTAAAGTGAGTATTGCAAGAAGGGAGCTCAGAAAGCGGAAGAACATCCCGCAGCTCAATCAGCATTTAGACTGGGACCCATTCGATGAAAACGAAATTCAATTTCATAGGTAGGTATGAGCCGCGAGCTCAAGAAAACAAAAAAGAACTGCAATTCCAATTAAATCAACAAGTTAAGGAGTTCTTAGAAAATGGTGGTCATATACAGAAAATTCCCACAGGATTATGTGTCGGTTTTGGCAGAATAAAGCGGGGAATGACCAAGGTTCGAGAGCGAGAAAATTATCAGAATACTGAAGATTAAAAACAACTCAAATGCTGTGTGCAGACAGGGATTGGTGTGATTTCGTTATGTTTGATGATAGATTGTCTTTACAGTGTCGTTTAGCTGTATCAAACAATCGCCATAGCAATGGCTAAGGCTAAGAAGAAGAAAAATACTGTGAAGTACGAATAATGGAAGAAATAAATCAATTTTTTTAAATCAAAGGAGTTAAAACCCTATGAGTGACTTAATAAAAGTAAACGCAGCAATTGAAGCATTGGCTGAAAAAGCAGGAATTGCGAAGGAGGGAGGTCACGCAATGCATTTTTCACAGGCCGCTTTAAACCTCACGCAAGCATTAGCTACTTTAGATAACATAAAGAAATCCGAATAATGGCAGAATCCGCTATCATTTGGACGACAAGCCTGCAAGCGAGTTAAAGTATGAAGTTATTAAGTTTCTTGCAGAAATGAATTTTGAATTAAAAATTTTACAGGAGCTAGCTGATGTACGGAAAAGGTAAAAAGCGAAAGCCGAAAGGCAAGTAGCGAAACTCAAATGATCATGATTGACGAGGACAAGCCACTACCGTTGACCAGGGACGAGATAAAACAAGTCCTTCGGAGCCAGGGATACCCTGTCGATAAAGAAACCTACTTAGACGAGATCATCAAGATAGTTCGTCACCTAGAACGCCACTACGGAATAAGACTATGACCGCAGGCCGCCCATCTAAGCTGACCGACGCTCTAATAGAGCAGGCAGGTAGATACGCATCAAAAGAGTATTTATTGCATGGTGAAGTGATTCCAACCATTGAGGGATTGTCTGTGTATCTAAATGTATCAAGGTCCACAGTCTACAAATGGAAGGGCGAGAACACAGAATTTTCGGACATTTTAGAGGACCTGATGGCTAGACAAGCCAGGGAGCTGTTCTCTAACGGCCTCACAGGCGATTTCAACCCGACTATCACCAAGCTGATACTGACTAAGCACGGCTACTCAGATCGCGTTGAGCAGGACGTGACAAGCTCTGACGGCGCATTGGCTCCGACCAGTATTGTACTGCGTGGAGTGCGGGCAGATGACAGCAGCGACGATTGATATCCCTGACAAGCTAGTGCCTGTGTTTGAGGGCAATGTTAGATACCGTGGCGCCTATGGTGGTCGTGGATCAGGCAAGACTCGCACCTTTGCTCTAATGACAGCTCTAAGGGGTTACCAGGAAGGCAAGGCGGGCAGGGCAGGCATTATCCTCTGTGGTCGTGAGCACCTCAACTCTCTCAGTGAGTCATCCCTCGAGGAGATCAAGGCAGCTATCAGCTCTGTGTCATTCCTAGCTGACTACTACGAGATCGGTGAGCGGTACATCCGCAGCAAGGACGGCAGGATCAACTACGCATTCTCCGGCCTCCGCACTAACGTAGACTCTCTCAAATCTAAGTCGCGTCTATTGCTAGCCTGGGTAGATGAGGCAGAGAGTGTCAGCGAGACAGCCTGGCAGAAGCTGATCCCTTCGGTCCGAGAGCACGACTCAGAGATCTGGGTGACGTGGAACCCGGAGAGCAAGAACTCAGCAACGCACAAACGATTCCGTGAGGACCCACCAAAGGACGCCAAGATCGCTGAACTCCAGTGGTCAGACAATCCGTGGTTCCCTGATGTGCTAGAGCAGGCAAGGCTAGAGGACCTAGAGAAGCGCCCAGACATCTATCAGCACGTCTGGGAGGGTGACTTCCGTATCCACATAGAGGGCAGCTACTACGCCCTAGAGATGCTACAGGCTAAGACCGACGGCAAGCTCTGCGCGGTGCCCTATGACAAGTCTGCTGCGGTGGTGACTTCTTGGGACCTTGGTATGGCTGATACGACCGTGATCTGGTTCGCGCAGTATATCGGCAAAGAGATCCGCATCATTGACTACTACGAGAACTCTGGCTGCGCTCTAGATCACTATGTGCAGATGCTACAGGGCAAGGGCTACACCTACGACCAACATATCCTGCCGCACGACGTCCGGGTTAAAGAACTCGGTACAGGAAAGTCTAGGCTCGAGGTATTGCAGTCTCTAGGCCTAAGCAACGTCATAGTAGCTCCCATGCTCAGCATCGAGGACGGTATACAGCAGGTCCGCTCAATGATCCCGCAGTGTTGGTTTGACCAGGAGAAGTGCGAGCGCGGCATTGACGCTTTGAGGCAGTACCGCAGGGATTGGGACGAGAACGGCAAGGCATGGCGCGGCAGACCTCTACACGATTGGACCTCACACGCAGCAGACTCTTTCCGCTACCTGGCAGTGGGCTACAAGCCTACACATGTCTGGGGAGCACCTATCCGTCGCAACATCCGAGGGATCGCTTAGTCTGTGTTATACTCATGTCATCGGTACATGAGGACAACGCATGGCAGACCTTAGAGACACACAAGGTAGGTTGCAAAAAGAATTTTACGACAGGCTCAGAAATCCATACCCTTCTGCAATTCCTGACCAGATCATCCCTCGGGACATGAATCTACGAGACAGGATGCATTCTGGCATTCTCAATATGATGGGTGAGAATACTGATCCTGTCGCAAGGCGTAGAGCACAAGGAATAATGAGCGCAATGGACTTTGGCCCTGGCGCTATTGTTGGTGCGGTAGATCTTTTAGACGCTCAAAACGCATATAATCGAGGCGACATGGCAGAGGCTGCTATAGGTGCAGGCACTGGTCTTATGTCTATAATACCTGGGGGTCGCCCAGTAGCTCAACGAGCTGAGACAATTAGTCGCTCTATATTAAACAAAGCCAAGCCCGCCATAACTCTCTCTGATTTACCAAGAGCAAACATAGTTCAGACAGTGCCAAAGCAAGTTAAAACGGCAGAGCGAGTAGGCACCACCGGAGCATACAGAGGAGCGCCTCGCAACGTAGATAGCGAAGAAGCTCTCGGCAACATGCGAAAGAGTCTTCAAAACTCTCTATCCAGGGGCACTATTGGGCGAGATTGGTACGAGAAGAGTTCACGCACAGCCTCTGAGCTTACTGGTGGCCGTGAGGGCTACAAGGATCTGTACTCTGGAACGGTTGCTCTGACATCGGCCGGGGCATCTGTGCCTGCCAACCAGACATTTGCTGTGCGCGGCTTCAATCAAGCAATTACCGGCAATCAAATAGACACAGGAAGATTCCCTACCAATGCTGCGGCAGGCGTTCAAGGAATGTTGTCTGGTGTGCCTACCGAGTTCGGACCTAAGCGTGGACCGTTCTACGAAGCTCTCAACGTGCCTCCTGGCGAGTCTGCCTCTAGGCCCACTAATGATCTATGGATGGCTAGAGCGTTTGATTATAGGACCCCAGAGGGCGAAATCTGGAGTGAAGGATTGGGCGAGGCTCAACACCGTTTCATGGACAAAGAAATCAACAACCTGGTTGATTGGGCTAACGAAAACAAGGTTGGCGGGTTCACTAACTGGACGCCAGAAAAAGTGCAGGCATCTATTTGGGTTGACACTAAAGCACTGTCTGAGGGAACAAGTGTAGGCGCAGCGGCCTATGACTTCTCTGACAACCTGCGCCCATTGACGGCCAATATCAATGTAGAGTCTGAGCCTGCTAGAGGACTCATGCATCTTGCCGGGTCCCAAGACAACCCAACATACTCTCAGCTCTTACAGCAGGGCCAGAGACAGGTTCTCAGCAACGATCAGGGGCAAGACATGATATCCCTTGCCGCAGGTGGACTAACACGTCAGACGGCCCCAGGATACGGATACTACAAAGGTGTATCAGCTCCTGCCGACACGATAAGGGTAATGGCTGCTCCATCTAGCGGCAGTAATCAGATAGATCCTGCCTCAAGGGGTTTACTAGAAGGTATAGCAGCAACTCAAGGGCTGCTCAGAGGCCAGGAGTCTGTTGGCTATAACTTTGTTAGACCCGGCGGCAAGCTCGTTGAGCGCAATGCTGCAATGGTAGATATTGGTAGGCCCGCAGAGCAGGCGCAAATGCTTTCTGTCGGCGCAAGGCTAGACGAAGAGTTCGGCGGAGCAATCATACCTACCAACACTGATTACGGAATGAATTACCTTGTTGTTGATGACCTCTCTGGTTGGGCAAAGTCAAATGAGATAGACCCAAATAATGCAGAGGCGGTTGCCAAAGGGTGGCAGGCTAAACTTCGGCAGATAACAAAGGCAGAGCTAGATGCTAAGCCAGAGTTTGGAGTAAACAGCGGAGACCTGGTGGGATCATTTGAGGCATTCAAGCCAAGCGAATACCTGCCCGCAATAGAGAGATCTGGGGTAACAGGTCTTCTTAGTACAGCGGCACAACAGGCAGCACCTGGCCTAGAGCAGCTAGATGCCGCCCTAGTTAAGGAATTCCCAGATATTGGTGTTAGGAGTCAGATTCTGATGACGACTCGTCAGGCACTAGCCGAAGGTGGCATTGGTCGCGTTCGAGAACTTGTGAATCAGGGTATACTACCTGCGGTGGCCCTTGCTGCAATTGGAACCGCTGCCGTGACTCAGCAACGATCTCGTCAAGGCGACGGTAAAAACGACGGAGTTTAGCCTGGTATAATTCGTCGTGCTCTGGTGTGATCATGATGTGGCTCCCTTTAGCTGTATGCCGCAAGTAGGAAATAAATCGCAAGAGTACGATTATAGGACACTGAAATGGCAATCACAACTTACACAGAGCTTAAGTCAAGCATCGCTGACTTCCTCAACCGAGACGATCTCGCTGCGGTCATCCCCACGTTCATCTCTCTAGCAGAGGCTCAGATGGGTCGTGAGGTGCGCCACTATAAGATGCAGAAGCGGTCCGAGGGGCAGATAGACACCAGGTACTCACAGCTACCGGCTGACTTCTTGGAGCCCGTGCGGTTTCACTTGGACGATGGGCGATCCAGTAGGCTAGAACTAATCTCATTAGACGACATGCTCCAGTTTCGTATGGAGAGCAATGATAACCAGGGCAAGCCTCGCTACTACGCAATGTCAGGAGAGGCTATCGAGGTCTTCCCTACGCCCGACACTACCTACAGTGGTGAGCTGCTGTACTTCGCAGAACTGGACTCGCTAACAGACTCCAACGCATCCAATTGGCTGTTGGAGATGTCCCCAGATGCGTACCTGTACGGCTCACTACTACAAGCGGCCCCGTACCTGAAGGACGACGCCCGAATGCAGGTCTGGAATGTGTTATACTCTGGGGCTGTAGCAGGAACCAATTTACAGAGCGACAAGGCAATGTCTGGCGGCTCTGGACTTAGACTCAAGATCAGGAGCTATTAGATGAGCTTTACTAACTCGTTCGAGACAGACGTCCTCTCATGGGGATTAACAGCAGGCTCAGTCACGCGCCCTACGGCGTGGTACATCGGTCTGTTCACTTCCAACCCCACTGACACTGGCGCTGCCGGCACAGAGGTCTCAGGTGGATCATACGCTCGCACAGCGGCTACCTTCACGGTAACTGGCGACACTGCTAGCAACAGCGGTGCTGTAGAGTTTCCTGCCGCTACTGCGAACTGGGGCACTGTGAGTCATATTGGTGTATTCACTGCATCTAGCGGCGGCACTATGCTTGTACACGCTGCGCTGACAACTGCTAAGGCTATTTCTACCGGGGACGTCTTCCGTATCCCTGTTGGTGATCTGGACATCACCTTAGATTAATGGCGCTGAGAGCCGGTTACGGCACTGGCCCATACAACGTAGCAAGGTATGGCTATCCGCAGGTATATGAGGCATCCGTAGCAGACAGCTCGGCGGCCTCTGTTACCGTGTCTGGGTCCTACGTCTTCCAGGTATCTGCCTCTACTACTGCGACGTCTACTGGCACATCAAGGCTAGTAAGGCGTCGTCTAGGCTACGGCACTGGGCCGTACAGCGAGGCCCGCTACGGCTACCCAGAGATCTGGGAGGGTGCATCTGCTGTCTCTGTGACCTCAAGCGTTACACAGGCTGACTACGAGCGCATCAAGAATGCAGTAGTAGCAGACGCCTCAGCAGCCTCTACAGCGATGATCGGGGTCAGAGTAAGGTTAGGTAATACAGCAGACACAACATCTGCCACGGCAACCGCTCAGGGCTTCATGTCTATAGTGGGTGCGGCAGCAGATAGCGTTACGGCTTCAGTAGCAATAAACTATGTTAGAATTAGACCATTCTCTGCTAGTGATAACGCCGGGTCAGAAGTCGGCACGTTCGCTAGATACAAATGGATAGAGCAAATTAATGCGTCCGAGACCTGGACGGAATCTGATTACCGAGGTGACTAACGATGGCTGATACAACCACCACAACCTATGGCTTAACTAAACCCGAGGTCGGTGCATCTGACGACACCTGGGGCACTAAGCTCAATACTGACCTAGACTTGCTAGATGATCTTCTAGACGGCACAACGGCCATTGCGCCGAACCTGTCTACGCTTAAGATTGCCGGTACTGCGGTAACCTCTACTGCTGCTGAGCTGAACATCCTTGATGGTGTTACCTCAACTGCCACAGAGCTTAACCTGTTAGACGGAGTCACAGCCCTGGTCACAGCGACTAGCACTGACACGTTTACGAACAAGACCATCCGAGACACTGTATACGCTCTGTCAGGTGTGGCCTTTGACGCTACCAACGGCGCAGTACAGACCAAAACTCTAGCGGCTAACACGACCTTCACAGACTCGCTAAGCTCTGGTGACGCAATCGTCCTACAGCTTGAAGCAGGTGCGTCCTACACAGTAACGTGGCCTACGATGACTTGGGTAACCTCTGGTGGCAATGTCGCTCCTACGCTAACTGCTAAAGACACACTGGTGTTCTGGAAAGTCTCCACTACGCTCTACGGTGCTTACACTGGCAGCTACGTTTAGGAGTAACGCATGAGCAAATTAACTAAAGCTCTAACAGCGGCTGCGGGTAATGCAGGTGGTGCTAACTTGTACGTTGAGGATGTCTTCTCGACTTATTTGTATGCGGGAAACGACAATGTTGCGTTTGACATAACTAACAATATTGATTTAGCCGGTGAAGGCGGCTTAGTGTGGATAAAAGTTAGAAACGCTACTTTCGATCCTAATTTATTCGACACCGAAAGAGGGGCAAACAATTGGTTAGAGTCTAGTGCTTCTCTGAGCCAACAAACAGCTACTAATAAAGTGAACGCCTTTAACGCTGACGGTTTTTCGTTGGGGACACACTCTGGTGTAAACGGAGGTACGGATAAAGACTACGTCTCATGGTCATTCCGCAAAGCTGAGAAGTTCTTTGATGTTGTGAGTTATACTGGGAATGGTGTTTCAGGAAGGACTGTAGCGCATGCTCTTGACAGTGTCCCTGCCGTTATTATTGTTAAAAAAACAAGCAGTTCAAGCAGTTCAAATTGGTATGTTTATCATAGTTCTTTAGGTTCTTCGGCTCATATTCTGTTAAATACAACAAGTGCTGCCGACACAAGCTCAAGCGGATGGAATTCAACCAACCCAACAGCTACAGAATTTACTTTGAGTAATAATGCTAATGTAAATGCTAGTGGACAATCTTTTGTAGCCTACCTATTCGCCTCAGACGCAGGAGGCTATGGAGACGATGGCTCTGAGAATATTATTAAGTG